TGTACATTTTCTTCTCTACTTGTTTCAATTCCCGGTACAGGATTGTTTATATCTAAGTGAGCAATTTCTGATATACCTTCTGGTACTTTAGTTTCAGATACGCCAATAGGAAATTTGTTGCCTCCAAAGATAACATCTACTAATTGACCAAAAGCTGCAAGAACTTTTGTTTTAGTTACTTTTACAAAGACTCTAGATTTTTCAGATTCTCTAAATTTAACATTCTTAGCATATAAACCACGATAGTTATGATAAGCTGTCATCCATCTGTTTTCGTCAGCATCTCTAGACATCTCAGCACTTGAAAATCTATCTTCTATAAGACCTGCTAATTTATTATTTAAAGCGTCTTCAAGGTCTAAAGACATACCTTCTTCATTTTCTTCTGATTTAAAATACAAACCATCTGCATTTTGAATAAGAGTATTTTTTTCTTCTGCCATATTTAAACCTTATAAATCATAAACGCCACCACACGGCAGCGTCTATAATTAAATAGTTATGATCTATTGATCAGGTGTAGCACCTAAATGCAAAAACTCTACTAAATAGGTAACTGTCGTTGCAGCAGTTCCTAAATCATTAGCTAAAGGTGTTAAACGAGTATACAGAGTTCTTGCTGAAGCTGTATACAACGTAGCAGCAATAACAATAGCCTCTGAAGTCGCAGGGCCACCTACAACACCAGCGGTTGTTGCTGTACTAACAAACTGACTAGCTGCGTGTCCATGAGAGTTTTGAATAAGATACAAAGGTGCATTAGCTGCCCAAGTTACTGCTGAACCACCATCATCTAGGATAGCTTCAGTTGCAATAATTTGAGTTCCACCTGAAGATGTTCCTAATGAAAAGTCTACATCATCACCTGAAGCTCCGGCAGTAACAATGTTACCTGCTGGAACTGCAATAAGATTACGAATAATCGTATCTGCTGGCTGCGTAAATGTAGCATCGGTGTTTGCTGCCGCAGTAACAGCAATAGTACCTGTTGTTACAGAAGTCCATGAACTAATCATGTTATCTGCCATTTCTCTTACATCACCTGTTCTAGCGGAATTTCTTCCTGTGTCTCTAATATTATATACTGGATTTGCCATTGGTTATTTCCTCGTTTGAGTTATACAATTATTTTACTAATAGCCAAAATCGCTATCAGCCGGGGTATAAGCCTGTTCCATATGAAGATTTCTTATTCTACTGAATGAATCTTGTATTCTTGGTCTAGACATTATTAAATAACGTAAAGCATCATACGCATGATCTGGCGCATGAGTGTTTACGTCTTCTGGGTTTACTTTATCCAGAGGAATACTTTGAAGTTCGCGTATCAGGTTAGGGCATGTATTTAGGATTTGTAATCGTGGCCTACCGCTTTGCTGTACTTTTAGATATTCGTGGATTTGTATTTTACCTTGTATTCTATTCTTGTCTGCTCTACGCAGCTTATGTCCTGCTCGTACTAAGGACTCTCCGACAGTTGGACCTGTTGTACCTGTTCTAGCCCATGCAGATGTGTCTAAGACACCTTGAACAGAATAAGGGTCTTCTAATTCCATTTCAGTTATTATACTACCTAAATCTACTCCTGTCAAGCCTTTTCGGTATAATTCTCTATATATAATTAAAGTTCCGTCTGTAGGATCAATAGCGGCCCATATACAGGCACTTTCAGAGGCATAGCCATAGTCAATACCTTTTACACGATCCCAAGCAATAGGTATAGAAAAAGGAGTAATGACATGTACATCTAAATCAAACTCAGTGAATGCTGCTCCTTCGTTAACATCCCAATTGCCTTCAAGTAATTGTTTACGTTGAGTAGGCGGTAATGCTTTAAGCATTTCTTCATAGCGACCATCATGTGCTAAGTAAGGATTGTCTTGTAGTCTAGCAGGAATAAACTTTCTGGTTAAGTTATCTGCACCTGTAAATGTTTCATTAGGTGGATAAGGATCAANATATCTCTTCTTTACCCACGTTGCTCCTACACCTCCGGGNTTAGCCGTACATCTCATGTAGGTTTCAATTTCAGGATCGGTCGTTCTTAGGCGGGAAGCGAGATAATTCCATCCAAACTCAGTGGGTAAATGAGTGATCTCGTCAAAACCAATCCAAGAGTAGGCTTGGCCCTGATACCGATAAACATCAGCATCCCGCTCTAAGAAGCCGAACTCTACTTTGGCTCCGCTTGGGAAGTTCCAAAGTTTTTCAACCTCTTTATACTTACAGCCCGGAAAGGCTCTAGGGTATAATTCTCTACTTTTATCTATAAGTTCTCTAAGCTCTGGCATTGACCGTCTAAGTATCAATGCTCTGTGCGCTGATCTGTGTGCAAAGCGTAGAGGGTCTATAAGCATTGCATAAGACTTTCCACCTCCTGCTGCTCCCCCATATAGAACATCTCTTTCTGGGGCTGCTAAGAAGTCTGTCTGTGGCCCAGTGTTGGGTTTAAATATGACATTATTATTGACTTCTTCTTTTAGAGCTTTTGGAACTTTATCTAGTATATCTTCTGTTACAACTTTACTAGCACTTGCTCTGTCTAGTTTGTTTAGAGTTTCTTTAGATGCATTGAGTGAGTCTCGTTTAGCAACTAATCTTTGTCTCATCTTTTCTGCTTGTTTTTCTTTTATCCTTACAGATCGTTTTGCTTTGATTTTAGCTTTAGTTTCTGAGTGATAATTATAACCACGGCTTTTAGAACCTTTTGGTCTTCCTGTTTTTCTTTTCGGAGTTCCATCTTTTTTTAATACAAAGCTACCATCATCAGCATTAGTCAGGTAGTTCTCTGGGTTCTTTATCCAATCTTCCATTATCTATTATCGTCTTTAGTCCAACGTGGCTTAGGGGTCTTCCTGTTTTGTGTTCTATCCATTGGCTTCCTTCCCGTAGTGATAGTGCGTTGTCTTCAACAAGGGTTGCGACAACTCTTAAAGTTTCTAGTTCAAGCTCTATAGGCTCTAGAGTTTTGTTATCCTCAGAAAGCCCATATCCAAAAGGTATTGTGCTACTCGATCTCCGTTGCATTCCCATTTATAATAATCTCTTCTTTAGCAGGTAATATAAATAAACCTCCTTCTACTTTGTGCTTGACATCTAATCGTTCTTGTTTTCCTAGTCCAGTTCGGTCTAGAATAGTTTGTGCAGCTTGTAATCTTATGTTTGCTTGCGGTATAGGCGCACTAGAATCTAGTATGTCTACAAGTTTTATAGCTGCTTTAGGTGCGGATTGTGCAAGTATGTTAGAGGCTAGTTCGATTATTTCATTTTTAAGTGCGTGAGCGACCTGCCAATGTCCATTCTCGGAGTATCCGGCTAACTTTGCAGCTTCTTTAGGATCACCTCCTGTATCTACTAAGTGGTCTAAGAAAGTCTGTTGTTTAACTGTTAATTCTTTTTTCATAGTATAGGTATTATACAGTCTGCTTAACAGTTTGTCAAGCTATTTCTATGTTTATTACGATAATACTTGACAAAAGCAAAAGTAGACTGTATAATACTGCTATGACCCCCCCGGTCAACCTATAGTTATAAAAGGTCCAGATATAAATATATATATATATCTTTCCTTTAAAGCTTTAGAAGTCCCGCCTTAAATCTTTAAAGCTCTAGAAGTCCCGCCCTAACTGCTTAACATCCTCCTTTATTCAAAATGTATGTATATTAGTATATATATATAGGGGGTGGCATGGCCACCTGCCTAGCCCTCTAGAGTCTTTGTAGACTCTAGAGGGCTAGAAATTAACCTTCCTAGTCTCAAGAGACTAGGAAGAACTCTAAAATCTCTGGAATCTCTAGAGATTCCAAAGTAATTCTTAAAAACTCCGTAGAGCTATGCTCTAAACTTTCTAGTTTACATAAATCTCAAGAGATTTATAAGTCTCTAAAGTAAACTTTAGAGTCCCTTTGAAACCTTTGGTTTCAATAACTTAGCTATTAATTCTGGAGGTCTTAGAAACTCTCCAGAGAGTTTATAAATTATAGCAAATTCTACACATATTTCCACATGATTTATTACATAAATTCATGGGCTGAAACACGCCTGAAGAATGAGAGATTCCGCTTTTACGCCAAATCATGCCTGTTTTCAACGCATAATGCATAGGAAAAATAGCGCACCGATTTATGTTGACAGCAATTTCTGGATGTGCCTCTAATGGAAACCGTCAACAACGACACAACAAGTTTTAAACGGAGTTTATATGAAGAAATTATTAAACAGCTACGCTGAAAACCCGACAGTTAAATTGGTTAGACGGATTGAAAATTATGCTAGAAAACATCCGTTTTCTTTAATGGGTTTAACCGAAACAGAAAATAATATTCTTGATGACGTTTTACTTTTAGCAGAAAATATTTAATTATTATTATTTCAAAAAAGAAACTTTTAAGTCCCTTTACGGTAGTGAAGGGACTGAAAAGGTTCCCAAATGTTCCACCGGCAATTTTGCCACCTTTATGATCGGAGATCATTATGTCAAATTTCAACTTTGCTTCAATCGATTCATCCAAACCTGCTTCTTTAAAGCAAGTTTTTGCAATAGCTTCTCGGTTTACTCCGTTGGCTGCTCAAACTCTTGGAGTTTCTGGGGTACAAATCAATAAGATTTTAAGACCTCGAATTACTGCTTCTTTGCAGTCTTTGGAGCCGACTCATGGCCAAATCCAAACTTGGTTTAAGTCTAAGACTTGTCCGAAGCAAGTTTTAGAGCTTATCAAGATTGAAGGTCTTACCGAAACCGAAACTGAAGCTCCGGCGAAGCCAAAGGCTTCCAAGAAGTCTAAAGCTCCGGCGAAGCCAAAGGCTTCAAAGAAAGTTAAAACTTCTCCAAAGGCTTCTGAGGAGCCAGAGGCTCCGAAACAAGCTATTCAAAGCTCTGTTGTTTGGAAGACTACTTCCAAGTCTGATGAATTAAGCCAAAGGCTTACAATTCTTGAAGCTTTTATATCTGACTCAGAAAACAAGTTCTCAGATATTAATTCAAAGATGGATACTATCTTAGCTCACATAACTCAGCCTAGTTCTTAAATCTTAATTAGCCCCTTCGGGGGCTTTGGAGTTTTTTATCATGTTTATATATTTTAAATTATTTTTATGTATTATTAATCCTTTTGTTAGATTAGAAAGGTACTCAGATTACGGTTTTTTAAAGGACAATGATGGCATTGTAGTTAAGAAATATACTCATTCTAATAAGATATTATCTATTAAAATAACTAAATCTAGTGGTGAAATCGGCCATAAAGTATGGTATTTCAGACGATCATTTAGATAAATATTTAAATAGTATTAGTAGGTCTTTAACGTAGTGAAAGACCTACATAATACTTTAAAGGAGCCGAAAATGAGTAAGCCGATTATTTTTGTGAAGAAAGTCTACTGGAATAATGAATTACAAGGTTTTAAACCTGTGAATCGTTATGGTGTACAAGTATTAAATTTACTAGGTAGTGGAAGGAGTAAGTTTACTGTCCAGAATATAAGAGATTTAGAAGCCTTAGAATTTATTGTGAAACCTGAAGAGGAAAATCTTTATGACTGATAAAAATACAGATATTAATAAACAAGTTATTAAGTTCTTTAAAGATGGTGGAACCATTACAAAAATCCAACCATCTGAAAGAGCTATGAAAGAGTTTGTTTGGTACAAAGAAACTTATCCTGTAAATTATAAACTGAGGTACAAAAAATGAATGTTATTACTAATAAAAATATATTAGATTTTAAAGATCAACTAACCTCTCCAAAAATGGGAGACAAATTCCAGTTAGATATTCATATAAATAATGGTCAAAGACTTTATAATATCGTTTGGGGTAGAAAGTGGGCTAGATTTAGAGAGGTCAATGGTCATGGAATTATTAGAAAACATATTACCGAAGGTAAAAGAATATTAAATAATAGATACTGGAATGCTGCTAGGACTGATGCATTTTATAAATTCTGTACTGGAGAGAAGCGTAGAAAGTCTCTACCTAAGAACTGGAAAGGGGAATACTAATGTTAATATTTAATTATCCTAGTAAAAAAGAACTAAAGACTCGTATTGGAGAGCCTTTAAATTATCAAGAGACTTCTATATTTGGGGCTGAATATAGGCTTACAGGACAGCTTACAGGATGTAATAGACCTCATATTACAGGACACAAGAGAGAGTTTTTTGCTAATGTAACCATGTTAGATGGTCTTATAACAGAGGTTAAATAATATCTTTGAAGTCTTTTAAACCCTTCTAACGAAGTGTAGAAGGGTTATAAAAGACCTTCTTAGGCCATCGCCGCTCGGCTAGTTGGTTGGTTTGGCTAGTTGGTTGGTTTGGTTGGTTAGTTGGTTTGATTTCTAATGAAATTAGGAGAGCAATAATGGAAGAAGTAGACCACGAAGAATTTTTAAAACTCATGGAAGATATTGATGCTGAGAAAATTGAAGAAGCTAAACTCATCGTTGGTAATTTGCAAGCTACTGATATGTTTGACTTTTTAAATAATCAAACTGTAGCCGATAAGAAAGATTTACATTAAATTTAACTATAACTTTAGAGGATTAAGACAATGATTAGAGATACTAAAATTACTTTAAGTCAGAGAGATTCAAAAATAATAATTCGTATGTTAGATATGGCACAGAGAGAAATGGGATTAGATAAAGAAGATAGATCAGCTTCTTTTAGATGGTTAGATGATAAGGATACTGAACGCTATTCTGATGTAGGTTATCTACTTTCTGCTTCTGATGTCACTAAAATTATTATAAATGCAACAAGAAAGGATGATAAGTAAAATGAAATATGAGTGGTGGAATCTACCTGATGATCCAAATAGAGTAGGTGATGAGGACTATAAACCTAATGTTTCACTTACTTTTAGAGATGAAGATGAAGAGTATCAATTCTATTTAGATCAGAGAGAACCAATGTTAGTACCACATGAACCATTGAAGATTTGTTTAAATGGTACTGATGTTTATGATACAAGAAATAGAAAAGATAGACGAACTGCAAAGTCTTTAGAGAGGAAAAGCAAATGAAAAATCTTAGTATTAATAATGAACCAATCATACGAGTACCTGATACAAAAGCTACAGAATTAATTAGCAAAGGATATATCTATCGGAGTAAGGTAGAGTATAAAGCTCAGTGTGCAGGGATAACTGTAGAAGAATGGATAAGCCGACCTAGACTAGAGGAATAAGAAACATGAACCTTAGACATGATATAAACATAATAAAAGTAGAAGAGTTAGCGGTAATTGTTTCGGGATTAGTTAGAGAGGGAGTTACTTTTGAAGTTGAAACAAAAGACCTTACTGATCTTGTTGGTTATTCTGAAATTAAAAGCGCAGTTAAATATACAATCACATTAACAGGTGGATATTAAAATGTTTAGTAAAAACATAAACATACAACCAGAACCTCAAACATTTTCTACATTACAATCAGCTTATGATGCAATCAGATTACAATACCATCCTGATTTTATCTGCCATGTAATCGGTATGAAAATAAATTCAGACATAAATACAACTTATTATATCGATGTAATGGATCAAGATACTGGCTATTGGGCCGGATTCTTAGGGGAATGTAATGGATAAAGAAAAGAAATTAATACCCGCAACTTATTTGGGTTGCACCCCTGAAGAATGTGAACATATCATCGTAAGCTATTTGGAATACACCAATTATCAAGAGTTAATTTGGGACGCAGGTTATAAAAACTTCCTTGAGCCTTTCCCAGATTGGTGGAACGAATATATCTCAGATGAAGCAGAAGGACTATTTCTTAAAATAGAGGAGAACAAAGATGAATAAAGAAAAGAAAAAAGATAAAGTTTGTAATGCTTGTAAGGTAACTACAGCAGTAGTGACTACTAACGATCTTTATTGGTGTGCTAATTGTTATACTCACTACATAACTAGAATGTTGAATCGTCCAAGAGTAATCAGGACGGTTCACAAATAAAAGAATTTCAATAATTAATAACTAATTCTTTTAAACCCTTCTAACGAAGTGTAGAAGGGTTATAAAAGAACAAGTCAATCCACCGCGACAGGAGCTTGCTGATGTTCAACGTACACAATATAAAAATAAATGCCTATGCTCAAAGGAATCCTGACAACTTGTTTGCAGTAGTCATGATGGTTTCTTTAAGTATCCAACAGAAGTGGTCACTGGTTGGTGACATGTTGTCAGATATGATAGAAAATAAATCTGATTGTTTGTATTTATGGGGTAATAAAAGAGCAACCTATAAATATATGATAACTCATAAGCATTTTATTCATGGGCAAATGATGGCTGTAATAAAATCTAAGAACCTTACAGATCATGTTAAATCAATATCACTAATGAAAATCTTTTTAAAGATTGATGGATTAGGATTAGCTAAAGCAGGATTTGTATGTCAATTAGTAGGAGGATTAGTGGGGTGCATGGATGTGCATAACATAAAGACTTATGGAGTTGAATCTAACTCATTGAAGTTAAACAAAAATCTCAAAACCTCTAAAGGTTTAGAAAACAATAGGAGAAAAGTAGAAAAATATATAACGCTTTGCCATGATTATGGTACTGAAAATCTCTGGAACTCTTGGTGTTCAATGATAGCAGACAAGTATCCTAAAGATTTTCTTGACAGTAATCATGTATCAGAAGTACACTACACTTACTTAACCGGAGAATAGAAAGATGAATAATATATTAGATTTTGGTACTACTACACAACAAGATGCTAACTTAGCCCTAAGAACTAGAGATTATAATGGTGCTGATTTTGGCGTAGGTTATAAGCCTCTATATATTTATCCAACAGGTGATGTTAGAGAACCTGTAAGGATAGATAATAAATATGCTTCTATCCGAGAGGATAATCATGCAGTACTAGGTATACATAGCATCAACTACAAGGCTGTCACTCATAAAGAAATGATTGATACTCAGAGAGATGTTATCATTCGGTCAGGGATGGCAGATAACTCTATACAAGAAACTATTTCTTTAGATGCAACAGGTAAGAAATGTTATGTGAAGCATACATTACCTAATCATAATCTCACTACTCCTGATGGAGATACAGCAGCTTTAACATTCTTGAGTATCAATTCTTTTTGTGGTACTTGGGCATATCAAATCTCAGCAGGAGCTTCTCAAGGAGCTTGTTTAAACAATCAAGTCTGGACTGATGGAGCTGCTACACTCTATAAAGCTAGGCATAACAGACACTTAGACATTGAACATGCAGCAAGGGTTATTACTAATGCTGTCCCAATATTTATGGATCAAGTTGATCTCTGGGAGCAATGGTGTAATTCACCCTGCTTAGATAGTCAGGCAGCTTATATATTTGCAGGGCTTGTTAGTCCAGAGTTTAAAGAATTAGTAAAAGCAAATACTTCGGGGAGCATACAACCAAAAACAGTAGAGAGAAACAGGACCTATAAATACCTTATGGATAAATACCACACTCATTACAAGAATGCTTTAGGTGCTAATCTTTGGGCTGTNTANAATACTATGACTGATTGGGCTACTCATATTCAAAGCAAGTCAGTAAACGTAGCAGGTATTCAGGTACAGAGATCACAGAAAATCCAGAAGATTCTTAACCTTTCACATTTCAAACAAGCCGCTTAGTAATTAAGGTGTAGGCTTTAGGGGGTGTAAAAGCCCCCTCTTTTTAAGGAGAAGGAAGATGGATAAGTCATGGCTCTATAAAAGTAGAATAGTAAAATCTGATATAGTAAAAGAAAACAAAGACGATCTAAGAAAAAGATTAAGCAAAGAAGTTACAGCTTATATAAATTCTGGTGGACAGATACAACACTGTACACCTTTTGAATATAGTGTAAAAGAAGAAGCAAGTCCAAGACAAAAGAAAACAATTGAAACTTTTACTTTCGCGGTAGGAAATAAACTATAATGATAACAAAAGAAACCTATGAAGATTTGCGTAGTTTACTAGAGGCTCTTCATGGTGTACCGTGGGAGATTAAAGAAGATGTTGAGTACTACAATGCTCTTGCATTGATCGTCAATAAATATGAAAAGGAAAACAATTAATGTTTACTTATATATTAGTAATAATAATAGGCGGTAAAGAAGTAACAAGCAACTGTGAATTGTCAATGTGTTTTAATGCCTTTGAAAAATGTTATCAATATGAACAGAGAATTAATAATGGTTTTCGTTCTGAGATCACAGCTAAATGTGTGAGCATAAAGGATTACCATGAGAAGAAAGTCACCGCATGAATTAATGAAACATAGAAATTATGTGGCTAAACACGCTAGTAAATTTAATAAATCTGTGGTACACTCAGATAAGTTAAAGGATTCAAAGCGTGGTTATGTTAAGCATAAGGGAAAAATGGACAAGGATGTCATCTAACTTTTTTTAAACCAATACCTATGGAGGTATGATATGTCAGTACTACAAGGCCCACTTTACTGGGCATCAATAACCAACCCCAACACTACTTACGAGCCAGTGTATTCTGTCAATGTTATAGTAGACGAAGCAACTGCTACTGATTTTAAAAATCGTGGCTTCCGTATTAAAGATATGGATGAAGGTCCGGCAGTAGTTGTTAAGCGTAAGGTTAGCGGTCCTAATGGAATGACTAGGGCAGCTCCAAAACTATTTGACAAAGCTAAGAATGAGATAGATGTGTCAGTTGGTAATGGAAGCATTGGTAAAGTTCAATACAAAGAGTGGGAAGTTCAGCGACAGGGTGAAACCTTTAAAGGTCTTGACCTTCAAGCTGTACAGATACTTGATCTTGTTTCTTTTAATCAAGCTGGCGATGAGTTTGATATAGAAGAATCACTAGAAGAGGACGATGAGTTATGAAACTAAATCCTGATAGCCCTACTACTACGGCTGTTTTCAGGACAGGGGAGGGAGATTTTAACGTCTCCCTTTTCTCTATTGAAGGCAAGCTTAAATTTAAGTTAGCACAGAAAGCCATCATAGAATTAAAGGAGTTGACAGATCAGATGGCAATTAGAAAGGAAGCTATAGCAGCTATGCACTCAGCTATTCAAGAGATTGAATGCACAGAGAAAACTAAAATTGATCCTGTTAGAGCAAGGACAGAAACAGGACAATACAAAGCTGATGATCCATCAACTCCTGATGTCAACGAGGCTTATGTTCAACCCGATAAAGAGGATTAGTAATGCCCGATTATGTAAGTAAAGATTTTGTTAAACACCATTTACCCTGTCCTAAATGTGGAGGAAGTGACCCAGTATCAATGCACGAAGATCGTTCTGCTTATTGTTTTAGTTGTCGTGCGATAATAAAAGATTACGAAAAAGAATGTGAAGGTGAAGTAGAACTATCTAAACCTATCGACATACAACCCTATAGAAATAATGCTATGAACAATTCAGAAGGAGAATTTTTAGCCTTAACTGATCGTGGAATATCTTTAGACTCAGCCAAGAAGTATGGTGTTAAAGCTGTGAAGGATCACAAGGGGCAGATCATTAAGCATCTCTATCCCTACTATGTAGCTAACGAAATTGTAGGTTACAAAGTTAGAGAGCAGAATAAAATGTTCACATGGAAAGGCAGTGGACAGGGTAGTGGTTTGTTTGGCGAACAATTATTCCAAGCAGGAGGTAAGTACATAACTCTTGTTGAGGGTGAGTGTGATGCTATGGCAAGCTATGAGATGCTAGGCTCCAAGTGGCCTGTAGTATCTATAAAGAATGGTGCTGCTGCGGCTGTTAAAGATGTGAAGAACTCAATAGAATTTCTGGAGAAGTTTGATTGTGTAGTCATTAACTTTGATAACGATAAGCCCGGTAAGGAAGCAGCTAAGAAAGTTGCTAGGTTATTAACTCCGGGCAAAGCAAAGTTGATGCATCTTTCAGATGAGTTCAAAGATGCTAACGACATGATAAAGAAAGGCAACAAGCATGGCTATGTAACAGCTTGGTGGAACGCAAAAATTTATACGCCTAGTGGTGTTGTCAACGCCAAAGATTTAAAAGATAAATACTTTAATAGGGAAAAGAAAGATTCAGTTCCCTATCCGTGGGAAGGTTTGAATAAGAAACTGTACGGCTTGAGACAGGGTGAGTTAGTTACTCTTACAGGTGGCACAGGTCTTGGTAAGTCTTCTATCACTAGAGAACTAGAGCATTGGTTGATCAATAATACAGAAGATAACATAGGTATTGTTGCTCTTGAAGAACATGACCTTAGAACTCTTGACTGTCTCATGTCCATAGAGGCTAANGACAGGCTGTATGTAGACCACATTAGAGAGGGCTACGATCAGAAATATCTGGATGAAATCTATAGTAAGATATATGACAATGGCAGAGTATGGATACATGCTCACTTTGGCTCCAATGANATAGANGAAATCTTTAGTAAGATTAGGTTTATGATCATAGGCTGNGACTGCAAGTGGGTTGTTGTTGATCACTTACATATGCTTGTATCTGCTACAACNGANGGNGATGAGANGCAGNACNATTGANAGCATCATGACTAAGCTCCGCTCTATAGTCGAAGAAACAGGTGTGGGGATGGTACTGGTTTCTCATTTGCGTAGAGTAGAGGGCAACAGAGGGCATGAAAATGGCGTTACTGTAGGTCTTAATCACCTTAGAGGTAGTCAATCTATAGCCCAGTTGTCTGACTGCGTGATAGCTCTTGAACGTAATCAACAAGCTGATGATGTAGAAGAATCTCAGACTACTCATGTAAGAGTTTTAAAATCTAGGTACACTGGTGATGTGGGGATAGCTACTCACTTGCTATACAATCAGGAGACAGGTAGACTCAAGGAATTAGATACTTCAGATTATGAATTTGATGGGGATGAACTATGAGTTCTTTAGTTTTTGATATAGAAACTGATGATTTAAATGCCACTAAAATCTGGTGCATTAGTACATGTGATATTGATACAGAAGAATTGCACTCTTATTATGGTGACAGCTTACAAGAAGGTCTTGAAGTATTAGAGGCGGCTGACAAGTTAGTTGGGCATAATATAATAGGGTTTGATATTCCTGTTATAAACAATCTATTGAATGTTGATCTATCTAAGAAACCTTTAATAGATACTCTTGTCTTGTCGCGTTTATTCAATCCGGTGCGTGAAGGTAATCATGGTTTAGAATCTTGGGGCTATCGTGTAGACCTACCTAAGATAGACTTCACAGACTATGGTAACTTCTCTCCAGAAATGGTTGAGTATTGTGAGAGAGATGTGCTACTTAACAAGAAAGTTTATGATGTTTTAAATAAAGAGAGGATTGGATTCTCAAGGAAGTCTATTGACTTGGAACAGAGTGTAGCTGAAATAGTTAATAGACAAAGAGAGAAGGGATTCTTACTGGATGTTAAATACTCTACACTTTTCTTGGCTGAGTTAGAGGATAAGCTAGACGCTACTGTTGCAGAAGTTCATAAAGAATTTAAACCTAGTGAGAATGTTTTAATTTTGTACCCTGTAAAAACTTCTGCTGATAAGTTATCTAAGATGGCTGTTGCAGGAGATGGTACTAAGTACAGACTTCACTCTGATGAGTATGATCTCTTACATCACACAGATAATATAGAGCGCATTACTAGGACAGAATTTAATCTGGGTTCCCGTAAACAGATAGGCGAATACCTAAAGAAATTCGGGTGGGTTCCTACTAAGTTCACTCCTACTGGTCAGCCTATGGTAGATGAGACTACTCTTAAAAAGATAAAGGGTATACCACAGGCTTTACTTATCGCTGAGTATTTAACATTACAGAAACGCATAGCTCAGATAAGATCGTGGTTAAAAAACATTGACAACCAAGATAGAGTACACGGTTTTGTTAATACTAATGGGACTATCACTGGTCGCATGACCCATAGAGAACCTAACCTTGCTCAAGTTCCTAATTCTAATTCACCTTATGGTAAAGAATGCAGAGCTTGTTGGACAGTACCCAAAGATTATAAACTTGTAGGTATAGATGCAAGTGGCTTAGAGCTTAGGATGCTTGCACACTATATGAATGATAAGGAGTTTACAAATGAAATTCTCCACGGAGACATACACACCGCTAATCAAAAACTTGCAGGACTTGAATCAAGAAGTCAGGCTAAGACTTTCATCTATGCATTCATATACGGAGCAGGAGATGAGAAGCTTGGAACAGTGGTCGGAGGAGGCAGAAGAGATGGTCAAAGACTTAAACAACGCTTCCTTGATAATCTCCCATCACTTAGAAATCTTAAAAATAGAGTTACGAGAGCATCATCAAAGGGTTTCATCAAGGGATTAGATGGTCGAAAGATATACATAAGATCAACTCACTCTGCTCTTAATGCTTTATTGCAGGGTGGTGGTAGTATAGTTATGAAGGAAGCATTACATCTACTGAACAGTTATATTATAGATAATAATTTAGACGCTCACTTTGTAGCTAACATACATGATGAGTGGCAGATAGAAGTACTAGAGAAGGATGCTAAAAAGGTAGGTGAACTAGGAGTATTAGCTATACAAAATGCGGGGCTAGAGTTTGAAATGAAATGCCCTTTAGATGGTGAATACAACATAGGAGCGAACTGGAGTGAAACACATTAATAGCAATGAAACAATGGACGATATGTTTGAAGATACAGCGCCACATAAACTGGCTAGAAAAGAATCTCCTCAGACATCTAAAGATGCAGCAGAGAGAGTACCTTCTGCACGAATGCGGCGCTATGTCTTAGCTTTAATAGACTTAGCAGGGCGTAAAGGTACAACAATTAGAGAGATGAATAAAGCTCATCCTCAATATACGACTAGTACT